AAGCTCACATATTATGTGGCGGCACCCTTGGCTGTGGCTTCAGCAACAGCAAGTTCCACTGTCACACTTGACACGTATGCGTGGATGGAAGATGTCAATTTGTGTGGTTCAACCGCACAATTGATTTTACAGGGTAAAAATGAATACGATGGAAAGATTTCAGCTCCGGCGGCAACTGTCGCAGCTGCAGCTCGTCAATTGAGCCAGATCCCATTTCTCTACCCTTTTGCCAAAGCAACTGATATAGGAGCATCTGCTGTTGCCGGTATTGCTGCCTTATTTGGATACACTAACGTACCGAACATTGATCCAGTGGCTGCTGTGGTGCCAACTACGGCTCCACATTTAGCCACATCAGAGATTTCAGTACCGTTTCAGAAGTTGTCTTTGGACCCCAAGACGGAACTTTCCGTCGACCCCGCCATGCTTGGTTTACCCAATGAGGACGAGATGGTTATTGCCAATTTGGTGAAACGACCCTCAGCATTAACACTGCTGCCGTGGTCAACTACAAATGCTGCTGGTGATGTTCTGTTTAATGCACAAGTTACTCCAACACTTAGGAATGTGATTGATATTGTTGACACTAATACCAATGTGGTGGCAGTGCGCACTTATGACACATGGATGTCCTATGTAAGCATGTTGTTTGCTAACTGGCGGGGAGATATCGTCTTTGACTTTGAAGTAGTATGTACCAAGTTTCACAAAGGGCGTCTCAAAATCTCTTGGGACCCTTTGCAGTATACAGGTACCGTCGTACCTGATTCCAACACAGTCTATACGGCGATTCTTGATGTGGGCGAAGCTAACAAAACATCCTTCACAGTGCCATATCATCAAGCTTTACCCTGGTTGTTGCGTAATACGGCGATCCAGACCGAATGGTCGACTGGTACAACTTTACCGTTGTTTACTACGGGTTTTAATGGGACGTTGCTTCTTTCTGTCCTAACCCCACTCATGTCACCTATCACTCCACAGACCGTGAATATCATGGTGAGTGTTAGGGCCGGCGATAATTTTGAGTTCGCCAATCCAACTGATCGTATTGGGACTTCATTTAAGATTCCCTCATTGCTCAGCGTGCAAGGAAAGGATGTGGTGGATATTGAATCCACACATGAAGTTTTGGGTGACCAGAGTGGTTCACATCCACAGCGGTATCTGCAGAATTATGGTACAGCAAACGTATCATTGAGGACTTTGTTGCATAGGATGTCTCTCTATGACATTACTACTCCATTTTCCCAGAATTTCACTTTCGGGTGGTGGCGTAAAACATTTACTCGCCTACCACCGTCGTTTGGTTTTCAGAACAATGGTAATGTCAACGCGACGAAGTTGCTTACTTCTGGAACGGCCCCTTGCATTTTTCCACAGACGCACCCCATAACTTACATCTCCTGTATGTATGGGGGATATAGGGGGTCTGTCAACTACGTTGCAAACATTGAGCAAGATTTGCTTCCGTCTGTTGGTCACGTCCGTGTTTCACGTATTGCTGGTCTAACCTCGCCTACATGGTATAGGGGTGCTATGGTGACTACACAGAATACTGCAACCAATTCCGGTAACACAACGAGGTTTTTGAGTATCTTACCAGATCAAGGAAATGCCGGTTCGGCTATCACTAACACGATGACGAACGGGTCCATTTCATGGAATTTACCCGACATGAACAATTGGAACTTCAATTATGCCAATCCATCTGACCTGATGTCGAATAACGTAGCAGATGGCACTCCATTCCAAGGATGTGCGCTCAATCTGTTGCTGAAACAGACCACTGGTGGCGCAAGTACGGA